TGTGTAATCACCGACTACAAAATTTCTAAATGAAGTATAAGTTATATTGTCATTTGATAAAGCAATCTCAATATGTGCATTACAATTTGCAGGAGTATCACCATCAAAGCTAGAACTTGCGTCATCAAAGTTTCCAGTTCTTGCATCAAACAAGTCATCTGCATTATCAGAAGTTTGTGTAATAGAAGCAGTAACTCTTGAAGTATAAACTGCACCTATATCTATTGGAGAAGAAAATACATAATTTCCACTAGAATATAAATCAAAAGAAGTAAGACCAGAATCAAAGAATGAAGGTGCTGAATCAAAGTTACCAGTTGCACTATCAAATAATTCTGAAGAATCTAATCTTAAAGTTCCATCTGATATAACTACATTTGATAATGTTCCTGAGAATGTAGGTGATTCAGTTTGTGTAGCAACAGCATTAAAATTTCCTATTGTGCTTATGTTAGTAGCTATAATTGTTTCATTAGCAGATAAGTTACCAGATTTATCAACTGCTTTAATTAAATAAGAACCTACTCTTGCAGGTACAGTAATACTGGTTGCTGGTCTTGCAACTTTTTCAACTAAAGAAACTGAGTTAGACCAAGACGCACCACTTGTTAGTGTAGAGAATCTAATTGCATAGTAAGCTAAATCTAAATCAGGTATTTGTGTCCAAGATAAATGAGCATCACTTCCAATAATATTACAAGAAAAATCTTCAACATCAGCAGGTGAAGCAATACCACCAATAATAGTTCTTGACGCAGAAGTATAAGTAGAACCAACTCCTAAAGTATTAAATGCTTTTACTCTTACATTATAAATTAATCCATCTACTACGTTTAATATTCTTTGAGTTAAACCTTTTCCTTGTGCATGAATAATATAATCGGTATCTGTGCTTAGTTTGTATTCAACTTGGTAGTAATCTACAAAGCTATCTGGTGATGCACCGATTGTTACATCTAAAGCAGTAATAACTACTCCGTCTGAATATTCTATTAATTGATCGTCAAGAGTTACTGATGCTGGTGCAGATACAGAAAATGGATTAGGTAAAGTAGTGTCAGCAATAGCAGGTGCTTCTAATTTATTTTCGTAATCGTAAAATTCGTCTTGATGTTCTTCTAATCCAAGAGTTACTGTTGAATCAGAATTAATAGCTAAAGACATTACACGAAATGGTTTGGCTACAAAACTTGCAGTATCGTAAGTCGCTGTTACCACATCTCCTATACTAAGATTAAGTGCTTCAGCAGTTACAGTTACTTCTGCTTTTAAATTGTTTCTTGATCTCTTTAATATGTTCTCGCAAATTTCTTCAGCTTGATAAGGAGACGTAACTTGTATCATATCAACACTTTTCTCTAATAAAGTTTCATTATCTTCAGTCAGCATTGTTGAGTGTCTATCTGCTAATGCTAAATGTGAATCACTAAATGGTGGGTATGAAACTGTATCTGATTGATAATCTTTTTCTGGGTTTGAGAATGTTCCTATAACACGATTGTATTTTTCTGATTTACTTTCACCTTGTAATCTAACTTCACTTACAACATTGTCTTTAGTTAATAATAATTGTGAAGCACCTGAACCCTCAATAATAATTTTGTATTTACCTTGTGTGTAATTAAAGATTGCTCTCATAGGGACTAATAGTTCTCTAACATTATCAATTACTTTTTTCTCACTATCTAAGACTGCATTGGTTTCAAATAAGTTAATTGAACTTGCACTTGTATAAGGAGTTACTTGTGTGTCGCAGGTATTTGCAGAAGTTTTGAATGTTTCGTAATTACTTTCAAAGGCATCATTAGGTAATCCTTTTCCATATCTAGTATTTCTTAAATAATCTAAAAGAATTAAAGATGAGTTTGCAGAATAAGCCCAAGTAGAAGCTGTATCTTGTCTATGTGAACCAGAACCACCTTTAGTTGTGTCTAGTCTAGGGTCGTAAATCTTTTTACCTTTTAAAGTAACTCTAACTTCTGGCATACCATTAAAAGCATCTTGATTCCATTTGAACCTTAAAGCTAAATAAGCAATACCAGATAGTTTATGATTTGATGTCCAACTTGTAGTTTCATCAAGCAAAGAAGAAGCTGATTGATTATCTAATCCAAAAAATGCCTGAATAGAAATTAAACTTGTGCTATCTTTATAAAAATTAGTGTCTGAACTAGAAACACCTCTTAAAGTACCATCTGTTAATGCACCATCAAATGTTACTAATTTGTCATCAACATAAATTTCTTCTATGCTTTGGATTCCACTTCCACCACCTTCACAAAGTATTCCTGCGACATAGAGATATTGGTTATCTGTTCCTGAAGATTCTACAAATGTCCTAATTATCCCAACTTGTCTTTTACCATATACAACTGGAATTGGATTGTTATTAGAATCTTTATTTACAAGAGTACCTTTAACTTCATCAAAAGAACTTTGTCTTGGTGCTTTAGGTTTAGGTGCAAGTACATAACTTATAGCTGTAACTATAATTGTAGTTATAATTGCAGTAATAGTTGCTGGTTCTGCTTTATATAAAGATATTACTTCTTGGCTAATAGGATTATTAAATACAGCATTAACAAAATCAAATAGTAAAGCTGATACTAATACTGTTGTTGCAAATATTTTTTTCATTGATGTATGTGAAATGGTCGTTTAATTTTTTCTGATATTCTGTAAATATTAAAATTATCATTACATCTAATCCATTTAACAGATTCATTAACTTCTATTTTTGGTCTAAAATATTCTATAACCCATCTCATTATTTGTTTAGCATTACTCTTTGCAATAACTCCTACAACCCAAATATTATTTCCTGACTTCCATTCATTACTTTTTAATTGTCCAGTAAGTTTGTATCTCTCCTGAACTGTATCACTTAAATAAGCCCAATTAGTATAACCAACATCTTCGTTTCCTATTCTGTGAATTTGATATTGGTCTAGATTTAAAGATGGAGTAATCATTTCTGTTAATTGTCTATAAGTAAATTTATCATATTTAGGAAATTGTCTATACAGATGAACTATTCTATATATATCGTTCATTAAGCTGAACCCCATTTAATTTTTTGTGCAGTCTTACTTGCAAATTCCATTCCTTTGTCGTTAGGAAAATAAAGCTTCTGTGAATTTTCAGCAGTTCTTCTACCAGATACTTTTTCAAAATCTGCCCAATGAGAAGTTATAATAATATTAACAGATGATGTTGTTGCATTTTCTTCCAATGAAAAATTAGATATTCTTCCATCAAATAAAAGAAATGGGTCTGCTATTAATGCCTGACTATCATTTAAGAAACCTCTATAAACTTTTGCTACTTTGTTCATGTAATTGTTATTAAGTAATAAAGCTATGATTGTTTGATCTGCCCCTGAAAATTTAAGTGTTAATGTATTTACAGAAACGTCAGCAGTTTCTTGAACTTCAGAACTTCCTAAAAATAATGATGAAGCTGTGTATGTATTGCCATCATAACTTAAATCTTTGTAGTGATCTGTGTAATATGTTCCAGTACTAATACCTAAATAAATAAGTTCAACTGGATTAAGTTTGTTTGTGGCTATCTCGGCTATTACTCCAGCACTTAATGATCTTGTCATTACAATACCTCTATAAGATCAATTTCGTATTGGAAATAATTTTCTGTGCTTATATTAAATTCTTGAATATCTCCAGTTAGTCCAACTGTAAAATCTACATTAGAATAAATTAGAACTGCGTTGTCAGCTACGTTTGCTCTTAATGGTGGTTCAAATGTTAATGTTCCTGCACCAGAACCATTAGATGATACATCTGCCATAACCATATAAACTTTTGCTTGTCCAGTAAATCTAAAATAATCTCCAGCTTTAAATACTCCTGATGTGCTGTTTGCCATACCATCTATTGCAACAGAAGTAACTCCTGCACTAATAGCACCATTTACAGATATAACTCCTGATGCAACTCCTAAAGCATCATCTATTGTTGGTGGCACATATTGGAATGATTCCATTTGTGATCTTTGTTTCATTACAAAAGCATTTATAGGTGCAAATTCTGTTCTAGTCATAATTGGGAATCTAACTCTTAATCTAAATCTTTGTCCGTCTATTTGTCTAGCTTGTCGTCTGCCAGATGCAGTTGTAGTTACAATAGTATTTTGATTTGTGCTTATAGCTACATCTCTAGGTGCTGGGCTTGATGGGAATGTTCCACTCATACTACGTTAGATTTTCCTTTTTGATTA